ACTTTCTCTTTAGCACCTTCATACACACTACCTTCAGCTGCCTTAGTATCGGTTTTAGCATCAAGTACCTTCTCTTTAGCGCCCTCATACACACTACCTACTTTCTCTTTAGCACCCTCGTATACACCACTTACCTTCTCTTTAGCACCCTCGTATACACCACTTACTTTTTCCTTAGCATCGGTATAAGTACCACTTACTTTTTCCTTAGCACCTTCGTATACACCGCTTACTTTTTCCTTAGCATCGGTATAAGTACCACTTACCTTCTCTTTAGCATCGGTATATGTACCACTTACCTTCTCTTTAGCATCGGTATAAGTACCACTTACCTTCTCTTTAGCACCTTCGTATACACCGCTTACTTTCTCTTTAGCATCGGTATATGTACCACTTACCTTCTCTTTAGCACCTTCATACACACTACCTACTTTCTCTTTAGCATCGGTATATGTACCACTTACCTTCTCTTTAGCACCTTCATACACACTACCTACTTTCTCTTTAGCACCCTCGTATACACCACTTACCTTCTCTTTAGCACCTTCGTATACACCACTTACTTTTTCCTTAGCACCTTCGTATACACCACTTACCTTCTCTTTAGCACCTTCGTATACACCGCTTACTTTCTCTTTAGCACCCTCGTATACACCACCTACAGCTGCTTTAACACCTTCTAGTGCATTAGCGAGTTTATCTTTTAACGTACCTATCCAATTAAATATACCACTTACTACAGACAGTAGCGACCCAATAACACCTTCTATTAACTTAGATATAATATTATCAGCATTAACTGTATTAGCTTTTAATGATTTAGGCTCAGCAGTTTTTTCTGTACTCTCAATTATTCCTAGAGCGTTGAGTACAAAATCAACTAACATCTTACCACCAGTGAACGCTAGTAACGAACTAGCTAAATTAAGTAAACCGCCTTTAAAGTCTCCTTTAACTAGCTTAGATATTCCTCTACCGATATAGAGTAGACTTGAAATACCAGGAATATACCACAAAGAATTTATTAGCTTTGTACCAACCCAGCTTTTTAATTTATCGAAAATACCACTGGTGCTAGTACTTGTAGATACTTCAGGTGTTGCTATCTTTTCCGGACTCTCAATCAAACCTAAAGCATTTAAGATAAAGTCAACTAACAGCTTTCCACCAGTTAACGCTAGTAACGAACTAGCTAAATCAAGTAAGCCGCTTTTAAAGTCACCACTAACTAGCTTAGATATTCCTCTACCGATATAGAGTAAGCTCGAAACACCGGGAGTATACCACAACGCACCTACAAACTTTACACCTACCCAGCTTTTTAGTTTATCAAAAATACCAACAGTGTTAGTACTCGTAGATACTTCTGAGGTTACTGTCTTTTCTGTACTCTCAATTATTCCTAGGGCGTTGAGTACAAAATCAACTAACAGTTTGCCGCCGGTAACCGCAAGTAACGAACTAGCTAAATCCAGTAAACCACCTCTAAAGTCTCCATTAACTAGCTTAGATATTCCTCTACCGATATAGAGTAAGCTCGAAACACCAGGAGTATACCATAATGAATTTATTAGCTTTGTACCTACCCAGCTTTTTAGTTTATCCCAAACACCAGGCTGGATCTTACCTTTTTTAGGTTCTTCTGATGTTTGTGCTTTATCAGATTTAAGTAGATCATAAAGAATTAAACCACCATCTATAATATACGCGACCGCTGTACCATATCCCGGTATAAATGCAGCAATACCGGCTATAAGTTCAAATATTCCACCTAGCCAATCACCTTCTTTAAAACGTATATACGACAATGCAAAATTTGCTAAAGCACCTACTACCGGTATAAATTTTAATACTTTTAGTAATTTTGTACCAATTTTTAGGCCAAACTTTGTAAGTAAAGGTAATATAGATGCACCTAATACAACGCCTTTAGCAGCGGCGCCACCTGCGACCTCTGCTCCTACTTTAGGTTCAATTAAATCACTAAGAATAAGTGCTCCATCTATTACCCATGCTAATGGTGATGCTACTCCTGATAAGGCTGCTATACCAGCAATAATTTCAAGTGTACCTCTAAACCACTGACCCTCTTGAAAGCGTAGGTATGCACTAGCAAAATTAAATAATCCTCCTATAAACGGTATAAACTTTAATACTTTACCTAGCTTTAGGCCTATTTTAGAGCCTGTCTTGGTAAGGAGTGGTAATAAGGCTCGTGATGTACCAATACCGACTTTCATAGCGGTGCTAGATGCAGCGACTTCACTAGATCCTTCAGCCTTCATTAAGTCATATATTAATAATGCACCGTCCAAAATTAAGGAAATTGGTAATCCAACGCCGGAGAAGGATAATACAGCTGATAACATCTCAACTGTACCTCTTACCCAGTTACCTGCTTCAAAACTTTTATACGCGTATACCATACCAAGTATACCACCTATTATAGGTAGTCTCCTAATCCATCTGGATAAAAATTTACCTATTGTCGAAGTAGCTGCTTTCAATATACCTGTAAATCCTTTTAACTTACTAGTTCCTTCTACAATTTCCGTAGTAGCTTTCGTACCTATACCGAAAAATGCTTTAATGCTGGTAAAAAGTTTACTTATAGGCGCTATAAATTCACTTACAGCTTTACCTATTTTTGTTTCACTTAAAAATTTAAATAAACCTTTAAAGCTGACACTGTCTTTAAGGAATTGAGGTAATTTTGTAATAAATTTAGATATATCAGCGCCAATAGGACCAAAATAATTCCATATAAGCATTCCTATAATAATAGTTGCAGCAATTAATTTAGCCCAAAATCCAATCTTGCTTTTATCTATATTACCTATCTGGTTTTCATTACCTGAAGATGCTTCTTTTACATTTGCAGCTTTTGACTGTATAAGTGTCTTTTCTTTAGAATCCTCTTTATGCTTTTGTGCGAAATCATAAAATGATCTAGCTAATTCTTGTCCAAAGTTATAAGCTCTTCTTTTTTCATTACCTGTTAGAACTGGATCGACATCACTCTCCAATTCTCTACTTTTAGGTATAATATTATTATTCCTTAACCGATCAAGCTCATCTTCCGGTAAGCCTACAGCTTCGTCTGTAGCTGCTGAAGCTTCTCTAAGTGCACTCAGCATTAATGCTGCGTCAGGTGATGTCTGTGAATTACTTAACACATAAGTATTTATTCAGCATCAAAGAAACTAGGATTAATCTCGACGGTTACGTCATCAACAGTAAGAATCTCACGCTCTTCTTTACGAATAGACTCAATAAAGTTAATAATTTTTTTATTCAAAATTAAAGGTAGGTTTTCAATAATCTCAATCTTCTCTTTTACTTTAAGAGATGTATAGTCTACTTCAATATCATCAATTTTTATTGATTGAATATATTTAATAATTTCATATATATAAATGCTTCCAAGATTCTTAGTATTATTTTTTTCACCGTTACGCTTAATTTCTTCCTCGAGCTTCTTAATAGTTAAGTTCTCCTCTTTTAGTGTAGGTATAGATACATTAACAGTAATGCCATTATGTGTAACAACATCTTCATCTTTAAACTCTGGAGTGTAAGTTTTATATGTATTAAGAATTTGAACAAGACTAATAGTTTTTTCTCCATCTTTATAAGTATCTCCAAGAGCGCTAGCGCGTAGTGCAATAGTCAGAGGCGCCCTATCTTGAATTTTAACTGTTTCATCTCCTGTCGCATCAATAATAGCATTATTTAAAATACGTGTAAATGATATCATACCAGCTACTCCATCCGCTACACTAGAAATAATGTCTTTTTGCTGTCTTAAATTTAAAGGTTTTAGTTTTAGTGTTGTTTTCTTAGATGGTAAAAAAGCACTTACATACTCTGCTTTAATATTTCCGAGTTTTTGTAAAAAAGTTGCTACGTTAGTATCTTTGGTATCTTTGGTATCTGACATACCAATATTTACACTATATCGTTAATATTACCACTATTACCCGACTTATTATTTTCTTTAGAGGATTCCTCAAGATAAAACTTAATGTCTGTCATAGGGGAATTTAAAAGCGTGCTACTAGATATGCGTTTTGATAAATAAAATAATATCTCACGACAGCTATGTAGAGAATAATCACTATATAGACTTTTTATCAGTAAAAAAGGATCCATGGTTAAAAAATTAACACTTAGTCTCTTTATATTTATAGAAGATTTTCCTTCATATAAAATAACTTCAACATTGATGTTGTTAACAAAGGCTTTTAAATGTTTAAACACACTGGATGGTAGTGACGTTAAAACGTGGTGTTGATCACCACGTTTTAACTCATTAAAATTAATAATAGTACTGTCTATTTGTATCTGCTTTATGATATTATCATATAAGCTCAAATTACCAGAAAAAAGAAAATTATGTGGCACATCTATTTTTATTTTGATGTTATTATCAACGATTACTTGTTCGTAATTACCAATGTCATATAATTTATCCGATAAAGACTTCAGTGGTAGTTTTAAGTTATTGTTTTCGACTACTAGAGATAAGGTTTCATCTATATATAATTCACGAGCTTTTAGTAAGACAAAAAACTTATCTATTACACATAGACTAGAGATACCAAAATGATCCTCTATATATGTAATAAATCCTACATCGTCATTATTATCAATCAATCTAGATATCTCAAATATTTGCGAGAAATATATCTTTACTATATTAAAATCTTTATTAGCATAAGGTAGTACAACACTAAACATTAGTTATTATATATAGTTTAAACAAGATTGCCACCAATATTTATGTTTATATCTCCTACGTAGTCGATCTAGGATTCTAGTTCATATGTACTATATCCAAATGTAACAGATTTTATTGTAAACTCCCTATCGCTATATGTAAGTGTGTATCCTTCACAATTTGTTGGAAACACATTTTTAAACTTGTACGACTTTCGTAGAGAAAGATCTCTATTATACTCTCTCACGTTAATATTGGCACGTAATTTAGTGTTAAGTAATCCTGCCGAGCCTAGAGCAATAGTCCATGGTCTGAATAAGTGTGTCTCAATATCTATACCCGTTTCAAGAAAATTTATCACTAAATTACGCGAAAGAAAATCTGTTCGCTCCGCTACACCATACCCCGGCATAAAACCTCCGCGGTTTGGATGACCTAAAACAACAGCTTGAAAAGATTCAGATGGAATTGAAACTTCTTGCGCAACTAATATATTACCAGCATCTCCAGCACTACGCCACTTTTCACTTTTGAATGTCTCCCACCTGCCAAGATCAACATCTTTTAGAACTTCATCAATAGCGTCATAGAGCTTCTCGTCCTCTGTAATACTAACTGTCCACTGGAAGGGTAACGGTACGTGGAAGGTTTTATTAGTCTTGCTAGAATATTTTTCTAGAAATTCTGGTATTAAGTCAGGCATATATTTATTTATACCAAAAAAAAGCTACGGTATTTTAAATACCGTAGCTTTTTAAAATACAATCACTTTAAAATTATTTTATTCTGTAGAAGTGATAAGAGAAGGTCACCGGAAAGGAGAGGACATCACCTGTACCTTCAGCAATATTATGTGTAACAGCGCCTATATCACGAATAGAAGCGCCGATTAAGTCTATTGTACTTGTTGCGTTAAGAGAACGATCAAGTACTTCAAGTGTTATTCTATCGCCTTCACCAGGCATCGCTATGTCTCCATAAGATATCTCGTTATCGAAAACATATCTAGAAGCGTCTTCAAACTTCCTACGCAAAGCAATAGATTCTTCATGGTAGAAGTCAATAGAATAACTTTCTGAGTTAGTATATGTAGACTTACCTGGAAGATTAAACTGCTGACCTACGTAGTTTACTGTTTTGTTCTCGATTGCTCTACCTGGTAATACCGCAGATTTAGCATAAATTAAATCATCATCACCAGAAAAATCTGTACCTGCGATTGTAATTTGTGTAACACGAAATAGAAAGTCACGAGCAAATTGTTTAGTGCTAGCGTTCTCCATGAAATTTTCAATTGTTGTTGCCATATATAATTATTTAGTTGTTTTTGTTAAATTAAGTGAGGATTTAGGCTCACTGTGAGCCTAAATCCTTTTAATTGAGTTATGCTCCAATTATCTCTGTAAAGTTAGCATCTGTTCTAGTTGCGTAGAAGTTAACTAGAATAAACTCAGCAGATCTTACCGGTTTAATATAGATATCAACAACAAGTTCATTGTTATCAATTACTTCAGGAGTATTGTTTCTTTCATCACACACGATTAAGAAGTCATAAAGACCTTCCGTAGCCTTTGCTTTTTGGAATATCGGTGTAAGTGTGTTTATAATTCTTGTTCTTGTAAACGTTGTATTTGGTTCAAATACGAAGAACTGTGAAGCCTTCTTTGTTGGTCTCTCAAGAGCTAAGAATAAACGACGGACATTAATTCTATCAAACGCACTTGGTCTCTTAAGAAGAGTTTTTTGACCAAATACTACTTGACCTTGTGATGGGAAAAACGCAACAGGGTTAATATTTGACTTGTATAGCTCGTCTCTTTGCTTTTGATTTGGATTAATTGCAATATCGTTACTTGAGGATATAAGACCTCTAGTGAAACCAGCTGGCGCTATCCACGGATATGTAGATGCTTCAGAATTTGCAATTGTAGAACCAGCAAACCCAGAAAACGGTACCCATACAAACCTACCTGAATATGAATCGTATATTTTACACCAGTTAGCATAAACAGTAGCGTAAGAAGTATTAGCTAGTTCAAATTGATGCCTGATCGCCCAATATATATCTTTTTGGAAGTTTCTATTAACCTTATCTGACAATACCTTAGTATCTTTACCTGTAACGCAGATATGACGTAGTGTATCTGCAATAAAGATACAATCTCCTCTACCGCCTCCATCATAAGGAGGTGAGCAGAACGATTCAAAGGTATTGAAGATGTCGTGATATAAAGCTCTCACAGTTTCACCTGTTGCGTTTAGTGCATTTGAAGTTCTAAGAGACTCCATATACGCTTTAAGCGTTGTGTTGTAGTTATACTCGTCGTAGTTATCTATATTTGGT